TCAACTTCTTCCCTTGGTTCATCAGCGATGTTAATGTTCTCTTCGTCTGTCTGCACAGACTCGATACAAGAGATGATGATGTCTACTAGCACATCTGCCTGAGACTCGGAGTTTAGAATCTTAGGATTGCGAATGAAGAAGTTGTAGTCCGGATATTTCAGCTTAACAGAGATCTGATCTGTAATCTGCACAGTCATATCTCTCTTCTCGACTTTCATCTGGACTTCTTCGAGGTTTACCTTCACCTCATTGTTTGTCTCGCACTCTGTACAAGTCATGTTCAACTCGACCATCTCACCGACAGACTTTGCACGAACCTGCGTAAAGATATAGTCGACATCAAACGTCGTGAGTTTTGTCAAGTTTACATCTTCGACACAAGAGCTGATCGTGTCTAACATAGACTGAACGATGGCTCTACGATCTTGCGACTCGTAAGCGATCAGAAGTACTTTCTGCTCTTTGACTAGAAACGGTCGGTACTTGACTGTCTTGCCTGTCGAAGGTATCTTTAACTGATACTTCGGTGTCGTATTTAACTGTGGTAACGCCATGATTTACTCCTTTTCACGTCAACCAAATATTTGTCCTGGATTAATATCTAGACTGATAAAGTTTTGAGACGGTGACACTTTCTTCCAGTTAGTGAAAGAGAGTTGAACCGTCACACGAACAAGACCATCCTGTTCGTTAGTAAAGTCGATCTGTTGTACTGTCGTAGGGAAAGCTTCTAGCAACTCAACGCTGTATACTGAGCCACCGCCAACTCCTATGTTCACTCTGATAGGACCTAGTCCACCAGAAAGTCCTATCAGTGGTTTTCTCAGCTGATGGATCTTCACTGTCTTTGCATAGTCTTTCTTATAACCTGGTTCGTAGGTCTCGTTGTTTACTACTGAATTCATCCATGCATCAAAATAATTCTTGACGCCGTAGTCGTTTAGAAGATAGAAAGTCATGCTCACGTCATCGACTGCATAACCATAAGCTACCTTCTCTCTCACGTTACCGATCTGTCTCTCAGAAGTCAGTATCTGTCTACCAGGCATAGTGACAGACTCACACAAGATGTTTAACTCACGTGAGTTTGACTGAGGGTTGTTGCCTGTGATACCAGGAATCGAAGGTAAGAAGTTTGCAAAGCCGCCTAGCAGACCAGCAAGTCCACCACCTCCTAAAGTAGGTAACTCTACTAGAAAGTTATTGTTACGAGCAAAGCCTAACTTAGCTGAGGCAATACCTTTTAACTCGTCAATCGTTGGCATTACAGTACCATCCTTCGCGAATCTCTATAAACTCTCTGAGCGTTTGACTTTCTCCAGATCGCAGTCGGTAAGAACGTGGCGATCTCCCACTCAGGAGCATAAACCTTTGCAACTCTACCTTTAATGTGTTTTGTAAGATAGTGTTTGAAGCAAGGCTCGTAGAACCTTAGCTTACGCATTCTCTGAAGTATGCTATAACGAATTCTAAAGCGAGTCGTCTCATCATACCTCTTGTTGTTAGTGATCTCCATCAGCCCGTCTAGCATTCGTGCTCTCAATGCAGGTGAGAGATAATGTAGATTCAATCCATAGAATCCACCAGGCGCAGGACCTACGACGATCACTAATGGAAACCTGTCGTAGTATGGTAACTCTTCTTTCAACTTAGGATCGTAGAAATACATGAACATGTTACCGATGATCGATCTGTTCACGATCGGCTGCATCAACTCGAGTTCTTCTTCACGCATCAACTGCCTCTGGTTGATGTTACGCATGGTTGCAAGTTTCTTAGAGAACCATGCACGTGACTCTGCAGTGCGTGGTTGAATACCAGCTCTAAACGCCTCTTGCTCTACTTTTTGAAATAGGTTACTCATGAAGAGTATTTATATGGATTTCTTGCGTTTAAATGCAGGAAGGGGGCTTTAAAGGCTTAATTCCCTTCTTTCAATATCTTCTTCAACACATTCTTCGCCTCGTTGAATTTCAAGGATATGAGCAGTCTCTCCATTAGGATTCGATGCTTGGTGCCAAACACCAATGCCAATGTTATATGGTAAATTAGTTGGTTTAAGATGCTGTATATCTTTTCTGCCTTCCCATTCAGTTTCCATTTTTACAACACCTTCTAGTATAATCCATTCCTCTGAACGCTTGAAGTGTCTTTGATCTGAAAGAGATTTTCCTGGGTATATTACAAGTTCTTTTACTTTGTAACCTTTCTCTGGCTTGTCATCTAGTACACGCCAGTATCCCCAATCTCTTTCTGTTTTTTGTGTTTTCCATTCATCCAATATCCAACTAGATGAATTCATTTTGTTTTCGCCACCTACACCCCAAGCAAACTCTACCCAAGGTGTACCGCCATATGTTTTGTATTCAGGTATATTTTCTTTTGTTCTGTCACCGCCGTTGGCGAAAATAATCTTTGTGCCAGAATCGTGAGTACTTAAAAGATAAAAAATAGCATTACAAGCACTATCATCACTATCGTCAAATGATATTACTTGATCAACTATTTCTAGTGCTTGGATAATTGCGACACGATCTTTTATTAACATAAACGGTCGACCTTTTTTTCTAGTCAACCATTCATCTGAATTAACACCAACAACTAGTTTGTGACCTAGTTTCTTGGCGGCTTTAAAGTATTCAATGTGTCCTGAATGTAGTGGATCAAATCCACCTGTTACTAAAACTACGTCTTTGCTCATGTCAATATTTATATGGACTTGCGACGTTTAAATGCAGGAAGGGGCTTTAAAGGCTTAATTCCCTTCTTCATTATCTTCATTTCCTTAAGTGTATTTTCTGTCCATACTTGAAATTCCCAGCCTCGATCTTTACAATAACTCTCGGCAGCTTCCCATTTACGCATGTTTTTAATATAGGTCAAACCCTCAGCGACATATTGTTTTGTTCGCCTTTGACCTTTGGGTGGTGATGTTTCTTTCTCTGGTTTTATTTCAACCAGGATAGTTTTGCCATCTGTAAATTTAATTTTAAGATCTGGGAAGTAACGGTGATATTTTTTATCGACGTCGTAGTAATATGGAATGATTGTTTCTTCAGAGCTCCATTCCTTAATCGACGGATTGTTGTCGCACCAGATAAAGCATAGTTTCTCCCAATGCGACCGGTAGACAACCTCTCTTGGATTGCCTCTGTACTTGTCTTTATTGACGACCGTGTACTTCCCAGAATACGCCATTAGCCCTCTTTTTTCCAGAGTGTCCATGCGCCATATATGATTGCGCCATAGGCTACAAACTTAGCGAGTGGACCAAGTGCTAGGAAAGAAATACCTGCACCAATGCAAATAATTCCATCCCATGACGTTCTCTCTTTGAGTCTATTTAGTACCCAACCCATTATGCTTCTCCTACTTTGCAATTACGCTTACGATGGCCGTTCCATGCAACAAAACCACCAGCACGAAGTGCTAGGTATGCAGCCCAGTTCAGGACATGGATGCCATTCTGCTCAATGTTGATGTTACGGAACAGCTCATCGGCCTGCTTCTGTGTCATCGGCTCACTCGTATCTTTCTTGTTCTTCTTCAATAAGACGGTATACTTATAAACATAGTCGTGGATCAAACCACCCATCAACAAGATACCGACAGGTGATAGCCAAGATGCCAAGAACTTAGGTACCGAAGCACCATCGAACTGAAATCCAGCCGGAATCACATAGTTCTCGCCATTAACTTGGAAGTGCCAGTCCTTGGCGATCTCCCATTGGCGAACTTCCCAAAACCAACACCATATCGCACTCCAAAAACCTCTACCATCCGTAGGGATGCGAATCGGTTTCATGTGAGGCATCTCTTCATACCTAAATCCAACGATGTCTTCCTCTTGATCAACACCGAACAGGTTAATCACCCATCCGATAATAATTAACACTGCAAAAGCAGTGACCATCCAATAGTCTAGTAAAAGACCTCCGATAGTTTCCATCATAGTTTTACCTTCCCTTCTTTGATAAGTCGTTCTCTGTTTTTCATATGTTGAGCTTGAACTTCTTCTTTACTTCCACCAAAGTAGGGAACGCAATGTCCTTCCTCTATCATAACCTCTGTCACAAGTCTGCCGTCAGTACCTATAAAATCGCCAAGGATACGTCCGAACTTGCCCTTCATATCCTCACCGCTCTTATCTACTTGAGTCTTCAGAATAGTCTGCTTACCAAGTAACTCTTTCAATCTTGCCTTTGCAGCAAGACCAAAAACTTTTTCTGTCGCATCGCTTGTACGAGATTCAGGGGTATCGATACCCATGATTCGAACACGTTCATCTTTTAACCAAACGCCAAAACCAAGATCAATGTCTACATCAACTGTGTCACCGTCAACTATCTTAATTACCTTCGCGCGGTATTCGTACATAGTTTCTCCCAACGGTTATAAATATTGTTGTTACACCTCTATCTATAGGAAAATCGCATGTCAGACTTTGAACTGCAAGCACAATCTATACCACCAACTGACCGTAGTGCATCTACAGCGCAGAAAGCTACTGCTGTATCAAACCCATTTTTAGATAATAAGACAAAGGCAGGCGTGCGGGCTCAGGTTCAACCTATGAAGTTTCCCCTTGAGCATCAAGAGAGATTTAAAGGACATGTAAGCTTTCAAGCAATTGAAACGATTCCACCTGATATATCTGTAAGTAAAAAGCTGCAAAACTTTTTTATTGAAGCTGCTGGAGGTAATGTAAGACCCAGTGAAGCAGATCCAGAAGGGGCTGAAGCAGTTGCTGCTCTAAATAATCCACCTTCAAATGAAAATATCAAAGTTGAACCTCTTAAGTTAAAGATACTTGATGGCGAGAAGGTCACGATGTTCCTTCCAATATCTTTTGTAGTCAACGATATCATCTCGTACGAAAATTCTGAACTCGGTGCTACAGGAGCAGCGGGATTGCAGGCTTTACAGAACACAGGTGATATTGCTGCGGCCGCAGGTCAAGCCATTAAGACTGGTGTTGCTGGATTAAAAGACATCTTTGCAGCTGGATCGTCTCTCAGTGGTGTTGCCGCTAGAATTGCAGTTGCTAGAGGAGCAGGTTTTATTCCAAATCAAACGGCAAGAGACGTCATTCGATCTGCTGCACAAGTTACAGTCAACCCTAACGTAAGATCTATTTTCAGAGGAGTAGCTCTACGTGAATTTACATTTCAGTTTAAGTTAATCCCAACTTCTCTTGAAGAGTCACGTGAGATCAAGAGGATCATTAAGTTTTTCAGATACCACGCGTATCCAGAGAGTCTTGAGGTAGCAGGTGTTCCGATCGCTTATACGTTCCCTAACATGTTCAAGATCAAGTTG